ACTATGATTATTACGAATAGAAAGGAGGGATACAATGGCAGATGGAAAAGTTGTCATCCAGGTTGACATGGATGGCAATAAGGCACAGTCAGGTGTCGAACGTTTAAAAAGCATGATGGGTGGATTAGCTGAAAGCGGAGAGCGAGTAGGGTCGGTCTTTAAATCGGTTTTAGGTGCCAACATTGTAAGCGGTGCTCTGATTGCAGGGGTCCAATCCCTTGGAAATGCTATGAAGAGTGTTTTTTCTACGGCTTTGGACGAAGGAGCAAAACTCCAACAATCCTTTGGTGGTATCGATACGCTCTACACGACTGCAGCTGAGTCTGTGAAGCAATATGCGAACGCTGCAGCTTCAGCTGGTATCTCTGCTAATACATACGCAGAGCAAGCCGTTTCATTCGGTGCTAGCTTGAAGCAAGCACTCGGTGGTGATGCTGTGAAGGCTGCCCAAATGGCAGACAAGGCTATCATGGCCATGGCTGACAACTCAGCCAAGATGGGTACAGATATCGGTTCAATCCAACAAACGTTCCAAGGATTTGCAAAGCAAAACTACACTATGTTAGATAACCTGAAGCTAGGTTATGGTGGTACTAAGCAAGAGATGGAGCGACTTCTTAAAGATGCCAGCAAACTTGAGAGGGCGATGGGCAAGAAGTTTGATATCAATAACTTTGCCGATATCGTAGAGGCTATTGACCTAGTTCAGCAAGAACTTGGAGTGGCGGGAGTTGCAGCAGAAGAAGCTCGGACTACTTTTAGTGGCTCGTTTGCAGCAATGAAGGCTTCAGCTTCTAACTTTTTAGCTAACCTCTCGCTCGGTGAGGACATCGGGCCGTCATTAAAAGCGTTAGTGTCTACTACCTCTACATTCCTCTTAGGCAATTTCTTGCCAATGGTAGGAAATATCATGAGGCAACTTCCACAAGCCGTTGAGACGGCTCTGGCAGAAGCTGGACCTAAAATCGAGCAAGGATTCAAATCTTTGTTTGCATCACTTGGAGTTGATGAGGGTGTTTTTGATGTGATCAAGGACACTTTTCGAGATGTTGTCGTGACAATCCAGTCACTCTTTGAAGAACTGACAAGCGAATCCAATGGGTTTGGCAATGTTATTCAAGGGGTTGGAAATGTTATTCAAACAGTTAACGTCATCATCCAAAATTTAGCTATGGTCTTTCAATTTGCACTAGAAGCCTTCTCTGAAACAGGAGCAATTAAGAACGCTTATCAAGCCTTTAAAGACTTGACGGATGCAGCTTTAAATCTTGCGATTAAATTGGGAAATGCTATTCCTTGGGATATCGTAGGCGCAGCCGCTGGGCACGTCGTGAACGCTATTTCAATGATTGTGAGCTGGATTTCAAAATTAACTCAATCAATTAGTGGAGATATTTGGAGAGGCCTAGTCGTAGGTATTGGTGGAGCACTTGTCGCTTTCAAAGCATTTAAGTTTTTGAGAACATTCAATCCTTTTAGTTTATTCAAGAGTAAAGCTACATCAGCCTTGAGTGATACTACATCCACAGTCACCTCAATAGGTTCACAAATTGTGGCAGTTATCCGTAGCTTAGGGCAAAGCATTGCTACGGTAGCGAAAGGGATTGGGCAAGGTGTAGGCTCTGCTTTTCGTGGGATTGGTCAGGGTCTATCTATGGTCAATCCGTTAACTATCGCAGCGCTGGCTGTCCCTATTTTGGCTTTAGGAGCGGCATTCGCTTTGATGGGAACTCAAGGACAAGGTATTGCGACAATCCTACAAGCTGTAGGTAATGTTATTGTTAGTGTAGGTACAGCTATTGGAACTGTCCTAAACATGGCTATACAAGGCTTAGCTCAAGCGCTAGTAATTGTGGCACCTGTGCTCCCTACTATAGCCTCATCATTTGCAATGATGTCCCCTGTGATTTTAGCTGTGGGAACAGCAATCAGCTCCATTATTAACTCATTTAGTGGTTTAGCACCAGTAATCACAGCACTAGGGACGGCTATTAGCGAGATTATAACAGCAGTCAGCTCAGGGATTGCTGAGATAGCAACGGCTGTGACACCTATTGTTGAAATACTTTCAAATGCTTTTGTGCAAGTTGTGACAGTTGTGTCTGAAGCGATTGTACAAATCGTTGAGGCTTTAGCTCCATTCATGCCAGCTATTTCTGAAATGGTTCAGGCGGTAGCTCCAGTGCTCCAGTCCTTGGTAGAGGCATTTAATAACCTAATCAGTCAAGTCAGCCCTATCATTGATAGCTTGTCTAATCTCTTGAAAACATTTGGAGAACAAGTCAGCTCTATCTTGAAGAGTGCTGGTAGTGTAGTTGAGTCTTTTGGCTCTGCTATCAGAAATGTTCTTGACGGTGTAGCTGGTATCTTTGATAGTATCGGTAACGCTGCTAAAAATGCAGGGCAAGGCGTGAAGTTGATGGCTGAGGGCATTCAAATCCTTGTAGGCCTCGGTTTAGCTGACCTTGCAGGGACTTTGACGGTTGTTTCAGCTGGTTTAGCTGCTATTGCTAACTCAGGTATCGCTACGGCTGGTCCTGGATTGCAACAGGCAGGAACAGGATTGATGATGATTGCTACATCAGCTCAACTTGCAAGCGTAGCTTTGCAATCAGTACCTACTGCTCTATCATCGCTAAGTACTAGCCTTGGAACATTGCCAGAAACATTGGCAAGTGCTGGAGCTTCGATGAGCACCTTTGCTTCATCGGTTATGGCTTCTTTTGCAAGCCTTTCTGGATCCGTGTCTAGTATCATGATGCTACAGACAGGTTTGATGGCTCTGTCTAATGCAATGATGATGGCTCAGAGTGGAGCTTCAGCGATGTCATCTACTCTAACGATGATTAACGCTTCAGCTTCATCAGCTTCAGCTTCCATTTCTCAGCTTGCTTCAGGCATAGCTTCAGCGATGGCACAGGCTGTATCATCGGTTCAGTCAAGCATGGTATTGATTGTTTCTGTGATTACGCAGTCATCGGTTCAAATGACACAGGCAGGTCAACAGGCAGGTCGTGGAGTTTCTGAAGGGATTACAAACGGCATACGCTCTGGTATTGGTTCAGCAATGTCAGCAATGGCTTTAATGGTCAGCTCAATTCGAGCTACTGCAATGTCAGGCGTTAGTGCTATGCACTATGTAGGCTCTATGATTGGTCAAGGTTTGGCGCAAGGGATGTATTCAGCTTTAGGAGCTGTGACGGCCGCAGCTAATGCTCTTGTCGCTCAAGCTGAGAGAGCAGCACAGGCCAAGGCTAAGATTAACAGTCCTTCACACTTGTTTAGAGATAATGTCGGACGCTATATCTCTCAAGGGGTGGCAGTTGGTATCCTAGCAGATGCTCACAAGGTAGATGATGCTATGGGCGATGTATTCGACCAAATCAGAGCCTTTAACTTTGCCCCTGAGGATATTCTTGGAGTTGGCGGAGCGAGCCTTACTAAGACTCTTCAGGTCAAATCTGACCTTGACCGTCAAATCAAGGCAAGCGTTAAGGTCGTACAAGAGAAATCTAACCGACTAGTTGAGCAAGCTCTAGACGTAGCTGAGAAAGCAGTTAAACGACCTGTAAACATGATGATGGAAAGTGGAACGCTTGTCGGACAAATTGGTCAACAGATGACCGATTTCCAAAATGACAAGCTCATGATCGATAACATGATGAGAGGTATTTTTTAATGGACACAGTAATCTATAACAATCATGACCTCTCTGAGGTTATCAAAATAAGCGAAGTAATACGCCCGATAGGAAATGAAAGGAACGTCACGACAAATGACGCTCCTTTTTTGGGCGTAAACGTCCAGGAAGTAAGAACTGGACCTAAAAAAATCAAAATTAAATTTGCCGTTCAAAGAAAGACGGCAAGAGATACCGAATTGGCCAAGCACGCTTTGGCCACAATCCTAAACACGGACAAGCCAGTCAAGATTACCATTTCAGACGAACCTGACAAGTACTACATGGGGCTTGTCATTGGCTCTGTTGATGTCGACAACGTAGCTAGATGGCTTCAAAAGGGCGAGTTTGAGATTTTAGTACCTGATGGAGTCGCTCATAGTTCGACTTATAGAGGGTTTGACAATGGTCAAGAGTTGCGTGACAAGGTTGTTTTCGACCTCGTCAATAATGGCAATGTAGAGGCCTTTCCAATCGTTACGGTCAAACACAATGCTGAGAATGGCTACATCGGTCTTGTAAATACCAGCGGAGCCTTTGAGGTTGGAGACCGTGAGGAAACCGACACAGGTATCGTCAAGCGCTCGGAGGTCTTGCTCGATTTTAGAGAGGATAGGATTTCAGATGCTTTCACTAGAGCAGTCAAAAACAGAGCGATCACTAACGACAATGATGAGACAGTAATAGGCACGTCTGAATTGACTACACTTTGGAACAAGAAACACGTCAAGTTGCGAGACCAAACCACACCTGGCAAATATGGCAACTATGCAACAGGTCTTTCCTGGGACATTCCAACCGATAGCGCTGGTGGTGTAGGATCACTCAATGATTATCTGTTTTGTAAGCAGGTATTTCAATCAGACGGTGCTGACCAGTATGGCTTTATCAAGATAACCGCATCAGACACTAGCGGTCAATTTTTATATGGTGTCGAAACTTTCAAACGCTCCAAAGGTCAAGAATGTGAGTTCAATGTTTTTGGTTCGGATGGAAAAGGGAAGTATAACTTTTTGAAAAACTTCACTTTCCCTGGAACCGACGACAAAAACAAAAATCCGTTTGTCCCATCAAGAGGTCAGTTTGAGCTCAAGCGAAACGCAGAAAGGGTTCAAGTCTACTATAACGGTTCGTATTATAGCTTTGTTATTCCTGAAATCAAGGATAGAAAATCAGCTAAAATCCATGTGACCTTAGGTGCTTTCCACGACAAGCCTATGGTATCGGATATGTACCTAGACGAGTTGATGTTTCGTAAGGATTTTGTGCCAGGAATCGGTGATGTACCTAACCGCTACCCTATCGGCTCCAATCTCATTGTCGATAGCGAGACGGACTCAGTAACGCTTGACGGCATTGAAAGAACAGTAGACGTCGTCGATGGCTCGCATTGGTTGACCATCCCTCCAGGCAATAGCAAATTAGAAATCTATTGCTCAAGTTGGATTAAAACCAAGCCGACTGTGAAAGTGGAGTTTGAAGAGAGGTATTTGTAATGTTATTAACAATTCACGACTCAAATTTGAGGAAAGTGGCATTCATCGACAATAACAAGCAAGGTACGTTGAATTATTTCAACGACGCCTGGCATAGATACCTTGAGACTGCATCTAGTACATTTGATTTCACGGTCTTTAAAAAGGCAATTATCTCAGATACAGGGCAGAAAAGAGCCTATAACACTCTAAATGAGAAAGCTTTTGTGTCATTTCACTATAAAGGCAAGACCTACTTGCACACGATCCGCAAGGTTGAGGAAAACGAGCAGGTCATTAAATGTTACGGCATCAACCTAAACCTTGAACTAATCAATGAGTACGCTAACCCTTACAAGGCTCCTAAAGCTATGACTTTTAAGGAGTTTTGCGAGGAGATGGACCTGCTCAACTATACTTTCTTAAAAATCGGTATCAATGAGGTATCAGACAAGAAGATTTCAGCTGAGTGGGAGGGTGCAGATACTAAGCTAAATAGACTATTAAGTCTTGCTAGGAAGTTCGGTGCTGAAATTGAGTTTGACACACGTTTGAATGCAGATAGTTCTATCAAGTCCTTTACAGTCAATGTATAT